ATCAAACGATGCCGAAACTTTTTCAAGAATAGGTGTTATCATTTTACATGGTCCACACCACTCCGCCCAAAAATCTACAAGAACTACACCATCATTAGTATGTTCATTAAAATTACTTTCGTTCAAATTAACCATCTATTTCCTCCAAATCAAAATAGTTTTTACATTTTTCTATACCAATTTCATCCAAAATTGAATTAATAGAATATTCATTTAATACTGTTATGATATCATGTGGATCTATATTTCCAACAACTTCACGAATAAATTCTATAATATCACTTTCATTAATATTTTCCATATTAACATTTAATTCATTATTCCACGTGTCAATATCAACAGTTTCACATCTAATACTTATATCCATAATCCCTCACATAAATTGTTTATATATTTTATCTCTATGTTCACTAAATTCTAATAAATCCATATATTTAGATTCAACCAATAATGGTACTCGTCTATCAACATCAAGCAAGACATAATATTTAGCTAAATCTGCTATTTCTCTTTTAGCTACATATTTAAATCCTATACTAATAAATTTATTAGAAAGAATACCTTCGGTATTAATTACAGCAAATTCTCTAAAAACGTCATTTTCTTTTAATAAACTATCTAATAATGTTTTTTTACCTTTAAATAATAAATTAAATTCTTTTTTAGAACTTTTTTTAATATCATTAAAATAAACATTTAGTTGTTCTAATGTTAATTCATACACACTATTAATTGGACCATCGAATTTATCATATTTTTTAGGTTTTGATTTTTTAGGTTTTGATTTTTTATTAGAAGATTTTGTGTTTTTCTTAGTGAGTGTTGAGGATTCATCCTCAAACACTACAATTTCGTCTAATATAGACATTACAACCCAACCTTAGATTCAAGATATTTCATAAACCATGTACGAGCACGTTTACTTATATCTCTATTAACATCTTTAGGTTCAAGACCATTTTTAACAAGTGTGTCTAATTCCTCATCGATTATATCATTAACAACCCATCTAAGAAAATCACCAGTTTGTTTGATGTTTGGTTCTATAGATGATGACGTAAATACTTGTTCAATTGCTTGGTTTAATCTATTTTCGGTGACAGCATAATCAACAAACTCATTTATAGATTTCAATTTTTCAACATCTACAGCAGCAAGAGTTTTAACTTTACTTGTTGAATGCTTTTCACCTTTAGTTTTGAATACATATCTATTACCATTATACCATCCAACCCACACAATACCTTCACCCGTGGTGTTGTCTTGACCTAATATCCTACCAAATTCTTTACCAACAGGACATTCTTTTTCAACTTCTTTAACATATTCAACCATTTTAGATTGTGCTTCTTTTGGATTCTCAAAATCAATATCAATAGAAAATTGAGTATAATCATTAATATTATATATTCGGTCATTAGGAGATTTTAATGTTTCCCAATCTTCATTTGGCAAATAATATGCATTATCAACTACACGTCCCTCACTATCTACATCTTCGGCAACTTTAACGGCAAAAATTACAAACATCTTTTCAAGACCAGAAATAGCAACACCTTTTTGGATATTACCACCACACCACTCACCAAAAATTACAATAGTTCTATCGTTAAGATTATGATTTTTGCGTATAGTTTTATTAAACTTTTCAAAGACATCCTTAACGCTATGAACAAATGTAGCAAATCCCGCATTATCTTTTGTAGGTGTTATGATATTTTTTCGGGATTGAACCCACATATCACCATCATTAGAAAATGCAACACCTGCATTAGTTCCATGTAGTTTAACCGTTCCTGTAAAGGTGATTGTAGGTAATGTTGTAGTATTATCATACAACGCATTCCCATCATCATCTACACCAATATATGTAGCCGAATGTCTAATATCATTGATGACATTTCTAAATTGTCCGATTTTACTAAAACTAATAAATTTAGGTTTCATATAAATCTCCTTTTTGATTTAACGAATAATAACTAATATATATATTGTAAATATAAAAGTCAATATAAAAACAACAAAGGATAGAAATAATTCTATCCTTTGCTAGTATTCATTATGTCAATATATTTTAATCTCTCATCAATATATCATTACTAACATAAATAGAAGAAGATTTAAAATCTTCTAACGATGAATTGTTATCAATGATATATTCCCAAAATTTATAGTCATCTAATGCAATTTCTGATGGATGTTCATTTATAATATCATTTCTATCTAATACTCGTTCTATCCGTATAGGAACAATCCGACAATCATCAACAAACTCATGAATATCTTCTATTTCATTTGGAAATCTAGCATCGGTAATGATAATTACATCAGATTTATTATCATTATTTATACGTTCAGCTAATTTCTTAATCCAAAATTGATCATCAAATCGTTGTCGGGCAATATTTGTACCATATATTTGAAGTAACGTCCTAGTTATTAAAGTTTTATCTTCATAAAAGTTATATTCTTTGAATGTTAATTCTGTAAGACTATCTAATATTGATTGTTGGGCATCGATAGACACTTTATCCGTCAAATCAAAATACATTCCAATAGTAGCTTTTATATTATTTATTTGATGTTCAAGGATTTCCCCTAACAACTTAAAATCTTCCGCACTATATCTTTTTAAATCTCCTGCGTAAAGGTCTTGTTTTACTACAAGACCTTTTTCTTCAAACGATTCTTTCAAATATCCAGCATATTGATTTTTACCTGAATTTATTTTACCACTTAATAATAATATATATTTCATATATTTACTCATTCAATAGTTGAGGTGATATATCTACCCAATCAATACCTTGCACACCTTCTATAATGACACCATTATTTGTAGATACTTTACCACACGAACATTTAGTAACACATATACTTGTGCAATCTAATGTAATTTCGCTATTACAATGAACACATTTAATTTTTTCTTTAATCATATTTTCCTCCGTTATAATCATACTCGTAATTATGACAATAATTACCTGTATAATGTATTAATACTTTACCACAATTTACACATTTAAAATTTTCATCGGGAATACTATCATAATCTTTCCATGCATAATATCCTAAATTACAACTACATTCCACATGGAATATATAATCATCATCTATATTATTTTCAATATTATCATCTGTATTTTTTCTTGAAATCTCATCAATCAAATCATAAAAATAATCACGTAATTCTTCATCACTCATTTCCGATTCACGTTTACCATTTTCTAAAATATCATTAAATCTTGTTGAATCTAACATAACATCCATATTATCAACATCAGCGTTGATATTCATATATGATAATAAATCATTCATAATATCTTTGCTATCTTCAATACCTTTTATATATCCAATTAAATAATCTTTATTTTTAACAACAATAGGTATATAATATGGTTGTCCATCTTCATCTATTTTAGGTTTATATTTCATACACACCTCATACTTGAATCATTTCGTCTCTACCATATCTATATTTATCAATAATCATAAATAATTCATCTTCATCCATTTGTCTAATATAATCCTCAGCTTCTCTTAAACTAATTTCAAAATAATGAGCAATATATCTTTTATCTTTTTCGGTTAAATCTTTTTCCCTCTTCATATATCTTATATAAAATTTTTCTTGAGGTAATGCAGATTTAATCATATCAAAATGTTGTTCGTTAGTTAAATTATGAGTTGTAGTCAACATTTCTGCTAAAAATATTAAACTTTCATCCATAGACAACCATCTATTAACCATATATTGATCGTAACTTTTTTGAACACCTTCATCTCTAAAATCTAAGTCTATTTTATCTATAGTGGCTGCTTTTAATATATCAATTATAGATAATTTCTTAATAGCAGGTTTTAATGTTTTCCTTTTGGATTCTTTTTCTTGAATCACATCTCGTTGGATAAAATCTTGTAAATCCATACACATCCTCTATAATTCTATATCAATAATTGAGTTAATATTTTTCAATAATGTCTTAATATTTACGGGGTATTTGGAATTAGTTAATTGTATTATATCATCAATAACATCATAGCTAATATTTGTATTTGTTTGTGATACAACTAATATATCAGCAACGGCAACATCATAACCATAATTAATAGCTTTAATAGATAATTCTATACCATACCCAATATCAGAATCATAATCAAATGAAAAATCATCATTCAATAATAATGAACCTCTAACCGCAAATATGCTATCGTCTACGGCAACAACATCATCATAGAAACCATTAACACTATATTGTATATGTTCACCTTTATTACTATCTTCATCTATCGTATACACAATACCATTTAATGGTGTATTATCATTAGAATATAAATCTCTACCACTATGTAATTCTTTAACACCAACAACACCAACAACACCTATATTAGGTTTGTCATTAAATATCATAGTTATTTTATCTATAAATAATGGATCTGCTATATATACATTTGGTTTAGAAAAAATAACAATAGTTGAATCTGTAAGTAAATGTTTATCCTTAATTATACTTACACCAACATTATATTTTTGTGATATAGATTTTATATTTGTAGAGTCATTACTATCAGAAATATTAACACATTTCGTTTTGATAGATTGTAACGATGCTCCTAGATATGAGTCAAAATCGTCATTATCCATTCTCGGAGTAATAAATACATTATCCATTAAGAATCTCCTATAAGTTCCATCATTGATGCTAAAAATCCCGTAAATGTTATTTCTTGGTCCCAACTCCTAGATGCCATATCAATATAATCGGAAGTTAATTTATATAATTCTACTTTAATCCCACCATCCAATTTAGGAATAACATTATCGAATACATATCTATATAAATTTTCATATTTATATCCATTATTAATGATATATTTTCTAGCATCTTTTAATTTTAAATTTAAAATTAACTTAGCTAATTCATCATCTATTGTTGAAAATGAAAAAATCTTTTCATCGATAATATCATATTGTCGAGAATATTCAGAAATATTGTTAATCATTTTACGAATATCAGGATAAAAAGCATTAACAATCTTTTCCATAATTCCGTCTTCATATGGAATATCTTCAGCTTTTGCAATACCTTTTAAACGTTTAACAATTTTAGGAGACATAGTCTTTTTATCGTTGTCATTAAAGTCAAAATTCATTACTTGACAACGAGATTGTAATGGCTCGATAATCTTATCAATATTATTTGCTGTGAATATAAATCTACATTTATTATAAAATTCTTCTATAGCTCCACGCATAGCTGCTTGAAGATTTGGAGATGCTCCATCAAACTCGTCAAGAATAACAACTTTTTTCTTACCATCGAATGTTTTCACAGACGCATAGTCTACAATTTCACTTCTAAGGGTGTCTATACCACTATACAATGACGTATTGATATAAATGTAGTCATAATTACAATCGTTAGCAAGAGCCTTAGCTATTGTTGTTTTACCAACACCAGGAGAAGTAGAATATAGTATCAAATTTTGAATTTCTTTTTCTTCTATAAATGTATCAAACATTTTTTTATATCGTGTTGGTAATATTACATGTTTAACATCCAAAGGACGATATTTTTCTATTAATACACCAGATTTTCTACGAATCTTGGTATCATTATTGTCGAATTGAATCAATGTGTACCTCTTCTTAATTGTTTATCTCGTTGTCTACGTTCTTTACGTGATAATTTTCTAGTTTGATTAAACACTCTAGTATTTTTATCGTCATTAAAATTTGGTTGTATACATTTACAAGGGATAGGTGCTTTAGATACCATATCTCTTCCTGTATAACCTCTACCATAACAATATTTACAACTAGGATTAGGATCTTGGATTTCTTGACCCATTTGAATAGCTAATTTTTTAATAACATCAAATGGTGTGATATGTAGTTCTTCTTCTCTAATAACGTCTACATCATTAGTAAATACTTCTTCTACATTTATATTTTCATAATTTGTATCAAATTGTATTGAGTTGTTCATTATTCCGAATCCCCTGAATACATATCAAATTCTATTTCATCATGTATTAATGATATTTTTACAAATTTTTTAGATGAAATATGAATAGTATAATCTCTTTTAGATGGTAAATATTCAAACCTATTGGCATTTATAACGAATGAAAAATCATCTGTACTATCACCAATACGTTCACATGTAAATATTTTATCAAATGCATTATCATTACCATTAGAATATATAGATATTTTAACTTCATCATCAACACATTCAATTCTAGCATTAGTACCTTTAACAAAACGATTAATTTTAACGATTTCTTCTAAATCCTCGGCACTTAAAACAAATTGAGCATCCCATTGGTCAAACTCTATTTTTTCTTTAGGACCATTTATGATACCTTCTTCTTCAGATAATCTATAATCAATATTAATAGGGGTTTTACCTGATTTAGAAATAATGATATTAGGATCTTCTAAACGAAGTTCAGCGTTTTTAATGCTACTCAAAAATTTATAAAAATGGTCGTATTTGTAAAAAGCTATCGTATCATCTATATCAAAATACGATGATGGTACGGAAACTATATACGGAAGAGTTCTATTTTTATCAGCCTTACGTACAACAACACGATCATCTATTCTTTCAAACCCTATAGAATTGTTAATAGCGGTGAGTTCATTGATAAAATCAAATAACTCTTTCTTATAAGTAATTTTTTTGCTCATTACCACTCCTTAATATTGTAGTATTTATTATATATAATATACATAAATTTCCTAAGAAAATCAAGAACTTTCTTAGGAAAGATATTATTTTCCAAAAATCAATTCATCGGCATACGGTAATTGTTCGATAGCATTACATATAACTTGCCATTCAGGAAGTCTATGAGTTTTTCTATAGTGATGTATCCGTCTCAATGTTTGATATGAGTATGCTCTAACACGTCCTTGCATCCAACCTTCAGGAAGTCCAGCTTTTAAGATATGTATAGGAATTCGTTTTCTATCACCATACTCATCTTCAAGTTCTTTAACGGTTTCAATAAAAGCATCAATCATCCTTTTAGGGGTGTGTTCGGCAAACATATCATACGTTATATCACCACATTCTTTTACAAGAGTATACATAGTGCTTTCAGAACTCACAGGACTCATACCCACCATATATGTATCTAATTCAGACCAAATATATCTTGGTGCATCAATATCAAACCAAGCAATAATTGCTCGTTGAAATTTTCCATGAACATCACCACCAAAAATATATTCATCTGTTTCTGGATTATGAACAACTATTTTTTCTTTTTTATTAAGAAGATGTTTAGCCAATTTTTTATCGGATTCACCCATAATAAATTCACCATCAACAACTTTTGAATCGTTTTTAGATTTTGTAGGATATCTCATACCTTTAAGTGCGGATTCTATACCAGCCATTTCCAATAATTCAAATTTCATAAAATTTCCTTATATAAATATTTCATCTTCGGTTATAAGTTTAAATTCATAACCATTTTTATCACAATATTCTTGTGTAGCTTCCCATTTACTAATATTCTTTGAATATGTAAATAGTTCTTTTTCATATTTTCTTTTTCTATCAAGACTTCTATTTTTAGGTTTAGATGGTTCTATTGTTTGTTTTTTAGGTTTAATTTCAATAACAAATGTTTTGATACCATCACGTGTATTTATTTTAGCAACAACATCAGGATAATATTTATGAACCTTACCATCTAATTTAAAAATATAAGGTATTATTAACCCTTCACTAGACCATTCGATAACATTATTATTATGGTCCATATAATAGAATACTCTCGATTCCCAAGATGATCTATAAAGAACACCTCCATCCGTAAGTGGACCAATATATTTACTAGGATATTCTAATCTATATATCCCTTGTTTAGCCGCATATTTTTTGTTCGACATATTATTTTAGCTCCTTTAAATATTTCGATACATTATTCCATTGAGAACGGACACCATGTAATTTTTGAGTAAATAACGATCTAACAACTTTTTTACCATCTAATGGCTTTATTTCATATTCATTATATGCTTTTAATATACGTTGCTTTATATGTGTCGGTATGAAATCTAAATCTATCAATTGTTTATTACGTTTATAATTTTCTTCTATAGTTAGTCTTTCTATATCCGTTTCTTGTTCATTAATAAACCCATCAAGACCATCTTCTCTATTAATAATTTTTAATGCCGTTTTAGGACCAACCCGTCTTTTAATAGGTGGGATATTATCTGATGTATCACCACTCAATACTTTAATATCTAATTCTTTTTTAGGATTAATGACATTAAAAAAATCACCTTTCCATTTAGGATTAAATTGTCTAACATTAGGTAATGATAATAATTGATTTAAATCTGAATCTCCTGACACTATAATCACATCTTCATTTTCTTTAGTAAACACATATTTAGCTAATATAGCTATAATATCATCACCTTCACATTCTTCTTCATGAATAGTATAAATATTTGGAAATAATTCTTCAAAATATTCAATCATAGATTGTAATGCTTTATTAAATGCTTTTTTGTTCAATGGTTTTTTACTAGTAGAGGGTTTTTTACGATGAGCTTTATACTCCTTGTACACATCATATCTCCAACTACCTTTAGTATCAAACGCCATAACTATTTTAGTGGGTTTTAATGTAGTAACAATATCAAAAAATCTTGAAAGAAATGTGTTTCTCCATAATTTAAATTCTTTATTATCACTATAATCTTGAGCAATAGTAGCATATGCAGTAATATATGCTATATTATGACCATCTATAAGAAGTATTACTTCATCGGTTTTATCTTCAACATCATCAAATTTAACAAAATCTTCAATTCCCATTACATACACCCTTTAATATATTGTGTTATACGATTAATACCATCGTCATCGAGTTCAATATTTTTATCGATGATATGATTAATAGCAAGTTTTAATAGTCTACCAACTTCGGGTCCACCTTTAATACCTGCAACTTCCATAATAAAATTACCATTAATAACCTTGTTGATATATGCTTTATTATTAACAATATATTTCAATCTATCTATTCTATCATCAATTTTACACCAATATTTATGGTCATAAAGATATAAACGAGAACGATCATCAGCATTGGATACAGCATACAATGTATCAAAATAAGGACTATCTATTAATGCTACACATTTAGAATCTTTCATTTCTAATATTTTATGGAATCTCATATGATTTTTAATAACGTACGATATCTCACTAGCAATATCTTTAGGTATATGTATTCTTTTTACAATATCTTCAAACACTTTTACACCTATATGTTCGTGTTTATAATAATGAAACTTACCATCATCTTCAACTTCATATGCCTTTGGTTTACCTATATCGTGAAATAATCCAGCAAGTTTAACAACAGCATGTTGGTTATCAAGATTAGCAATAACACCCATAATATGGTGCATTACCGTGCCTTCTGGATGATGATGTCTATAATGAGGGTAATTATGCATATTTTTAAATTCTGGAAAAATATCTTGTAAGAAACCTAGACTATACATAATACCGATATTTTCTGAAAATCTGATACCAGATGCCATCTTCCACAGTTCTTTCCAAATACGTTCAGTAGACACTTGTTTAATATTATACCCATAACCACCAATAGTTTCTAAAATATCTTCATCTATATCGAAATCCAACACAGACGAAAATCTAAAC